TAGTAAATATCATTTAAGAATAACTGATACTTAATACTGAACATATTATTGGTGGTTGTGTTAGAACCATCAAAGTGGTATATCTTCGTTACACCTAAAACTTCTGGAGGAACTTGCAAGTAGTTGCTGTTCTCTTCAAACGAAAAGGATACTGACTGTCCATCAATTGTAGAACTTGCAGTTGTAGTTACAATACCGATAGGGTTGCTTCCGCCTCTACCTCTTCCCCTATCAATGTCTGCTTGAGTAATTTTATACTTTAGGAATGTATTAGTTGTTCCATCATAGTCGCGTTCCTGGAACACCTGGAGTGCATCATCCACCAAGTCATCAATCTGCTCATCGGCAACGTTAATCTCCAATACAGGAGCACCTAGCTGCCTCTTACAG